TGCCTCTTATAACATTACCACCAATACTGTTTCCAGAAACATTAGTATATTCAATAATTTCATCACCAATTAATAAGTAACCTACATTGGTTGTTCCAACACCAACACCTTCAAATGTAGCGAATGATGTTGCACCACCAACTACGATTTGATCTGTAGATGTAGATGAATACTCTGCAGTCAGTTTAGTTGGTTTTATATCAGGAAGAACACCAGATATACTTACGAGGTTATCAGAGAAATACATTCCATGATTTTGATGATTGACTTTAAAATGCAATCCGTCTGAAGCAGTGTCAATATTTGTGATTTGAACGTCTCCACCAGTTCCAAGTCCTACAGCACCAGATGAATTAAGTTCAGTAGAAATACCAGAACTATTAAAGAAGAACAGTGTTTTTGCTGCTCCAACAACAAATTCACCTTGAACGTTGTTCAGAATAAGTTCGTTAGTATGCCCAATTCCTGAGATTGTAAGTCTTGCATTTCTACCAACAGATGCTGCTCCAATCGTATCAATTCCAACAACATCACCAACTTGATATCCGGCACCACCAGTATTATTAATAGTAGCACCAGAAGCAACAATACTACCATTCCTAATAGTAATGTCTGCTGTTGCTCCTCTTCCGTGACCAGTTAAGGTAACAAGATTAACACCAGTGAATGTTTGACCACCATCGGCAGGAGTATATCCTAAACCAGCATTACTGATTGAAAGGTCTCCTACAGCAGATCCTGCGACCCCTACAAGGTCTCCAGTTGCATTTGTTGTTGCTTGGAAGAATGTATTACCAAACTCATATGCATCTGCAACAGTAGTTCCAAGACCAACTCTGATTGACCTTGACTGAAGGGCAATAGGATCGGGAGTAAGTTTTGCAATTTGTGCATTTCCTCTTGTGAGTTCTGGACTGTAGAATTCAACAGATCCAGTATCAAGAAAGTCTGCTCTATAAAGAGTAAACTTAAGATCTTCCCACTGACTTGGCTCCCATGTAGAAGCATTTTGTGATTTAAACAGAGATCCAAGATATGGTTGGTTGGAAATAAATGCATCTGTCAAAAGATCATTTTCTCCAATTCTAGAGATATAAACACTATACTTGGTGGAGTTGGATGCTAAACATACAGCATACTCAGTGCCTCCTTCAACGTACACTGGTGCCTTGAATTGGATGTTAGTAGCAATTGATCCATCAGCTGATGTTTGAATATCATCTGGATCTATGACAACCTCAGAGAAAGGCAGAATTCTTGGAGTCGGTGAACCATTAGACATGGTTCTCAACTGGAAGACGACAGGAATATCCATGTCGTCCTTAGATCTAAAGAATACATCACAACTGGTCAAGAACACTCCAGTTTCATCTTCTACTAAGAATGACTGTGCAAGTGGATCATAGTAACTAATAATTGTCTGAGTTCTTGTCCTTGAAGAAACAACTCTACTACCAACAACCTCTGTACCAAGATCTCTATTAACGTTTCTGCTCTGGAACTCGTTTCTCAATTCAACTCTTGCATTTCTAACCGAAATAATATTTTCCTGAACAGTTTCTAAAGTACCAGATGCAGTGAATGTTTCTTCTGCAATAGTGCTTGCATTATCTTGATTGTTGTCAATATCATTAGTAAGAGTGAAAGTCTTTGTTCCTGTCTCAAATCTTGGGAAACTAATATTATTAGGATCTGGGATGTAGTAACTACCAATAAGAACAGCAGCAAGATCAGAAATCAATCTAACATTTTCAACTCTAGCTATAGCACCACTTGTAGATCCAACTAATGTCATTCCTTCTTTTACCCAACCATAGAAATCACCTCTTGCTTGGGATGAAAGAGATAACGTATCTACATTAAGAATAGTAGAGGTAGTAGAGTAAGATGCAGATAGTGAAAGATTTAGGTATGGATTTTCAACATAAGTTTTGGTAGGAGCATTATATGGTCCTTCTCTGTGGTTAGATTGAGCAGTTCTAAATCTAATAAACGCATTTGATTCCGCAGAGGACTCACCAAGACCAGTTTGTCGCATTGTACCAACAACTGTTTCACCAACCTGGAAAGTTCCAGAAGTCATGGTGATTTCTAGAAGTTTAGGAACACAATACTCCGTAATGTCAACACCATCAAAGAAACCATACATTCTAGTGAGTGGTTTCATTTTCTTAGAAACGAATTCAACGTTTCTAGATCTCATATATGGAATAAGATCTCTGCTAACAACTCTGTCTCCAACAGATTCCTGATCGAATTGTTCGGTAACAATAGTCCTAACACCAGATCTAGATTGGGTTCCAGTCTCTCTTCTTGTTCTGAGTTGATCTTCAATAACTTGATCAGTAACTTGTCTAGTTTGAGTAGTTCTTCCTGGTCTCCATCTTTCACCTTGGTGAATAACATCAGGACCATTTTGAATAACTCTTTGTCTTGTTGTTTCTGCAACTTCAACACCAGTCCAATTGGTTTCCCAAGAATCCCAAATCATAGGACCAAATCCTGTTTGAGGATCAATCACACCAGCTTCAACATTATCATTGAATACCTCATTATAATTACCCTCAGTTTCGATAATCTTTGCCTCAAGTCTGTTGGTATCAACCCAGTTATCAGTCGCAGGAGTGAGTTCGAGAGTTCCGTTCCAGAAACTAATAAGAAAAGGAGTGACACTTTCAGTTCTTGTGGCAAAACTTTGTTTAATAAATTCAACCTCAGAATAATCAAGAGTTAAAATATCATTTTGTTTTCTTACATTATTGCCTTCAATTGGAGCAAAACCTAAGTCGTCGGTAGGATCTGCATCAACAACAGGTCCAAATATCAAGTCAACTGAATTTGTATAGTGTCTTGGTCTCAGTTCATTAAACTTTCTATCAATAGAGTTATTGACACGAAGATCAAGTTCTTGTGATTGGAAATCATTGAAGTTATCAACAAAGAAACCAGATTTAAATCTGTTCAAACCATTGTCATCTGGAACAAATAAGTTTGCTGTTTCTTTTTCGAGGAGAGATAAAGTAGTATAATATTCAAGACTCTTGATTCTATCTTCAAGTTTTTTGATATCCTGCATCTGATATCTCTTATGTTGCATAAAAGATAAAGATGCTTGAGATGGATCATAAAGGAATGGTGGAAGATTAATTCTACAAATTTCAATTGCATCGTCAATTGGATCAGGTCTATCAGGACTATCAGAGGGAGTTCCATATATTACTTGGAATTTACCTTCTTTTGTTAAGTAAACTCTATCAATTCTACCTTGGAAGTAAGAAACATCTGCTAATATTGCTTCGTCAGAAGATAATACTGTAGTTGCTGATTGACCAGATGCAGTAAATGTTCTGCCAAGGAACTCTAGAGGAGATCTGGTATTAGTGTCTGTAGTAACAAATGTAGAAACTCTAGGTCTGATATCAATAATATCAGTATTTCTGTTAAGATCTACATCTTTAATTTCTGTTGTAAAATTAAACTGATCATAGGAATTAACGGTTGTTATATCACCATCATCTGTTGAAGAGAAGGAAGCATTCATGAAGTAAATCTTCAATTGCTTAGTGGGTGCAGAAGCATCTGCCTTTCTTCTTATTCTTCCATAATCATAGAATGTTCTTTCTTGACCAGTTTGGAAAGAATAGTTTGATGAAATATTAAAACTTGGTGTTAATAACGTTGAAACAAGAGCAGATGCTAAAGATTCCTCAAATTCAACAGTTTCCCCTTCAACAAAAGCAATTTCATTCTTGTAGATAAAAGAAATATTAGAATTATCTAATTTTTCTGCTACAATCGCAACAGCACCACTTGTTTGACCAACAAATCTCTCACCTATTAAAAGTTCTTGAGATGTAGTTGATGTAGTATTAATTGCCTGTAATGTAACTTGTGGACAAGAAGCTGCAGAAGTATTTGAAGATTCGTAGACTCCATGAATTTCAATTACATCAGGAGTATTCAGAGAAATAATTTCATCTTCAACTCTAGTTCCGAATGGGAAAGATCCATAAGTCAATCCATTGTTAAAAGTTGTTGTTCCTATTCCAGATCCAACTAATTTAGAGTTAGCAATAGTTATTGAACTAACTTTATTTTTAATTTTTTGCTTCGATTTTGGTTTAACTTTTTTCATGGAAGCAATCAAAGTAGCATCACTATCAGTTCCCAAATCACGGATCTGTAGTGTTTTGCCATTTGAAGAAATATCTAACTGATCACCATTTAAAGATTCAGTTGTTCCATCAGCTCTAATTAAAAGATATCTTTCTTCATCAAATGGCAAGAAAGTTTCGTTTACTTCTGCCTCTATTTGAGTGGAGAGTTCGTTACTTGCAATAGTTACATCAAAAGTTTTTCTTATTGTTAATGACGCATCGTCAAGATTTACATTAGATACATTTATTTTTGGCAATGCAGTAAATAAAGAATCATCCGAAGATGGTGCCAAGTCTGTTGTAATGACTTTAAAATCAGTTACGTTTAATGCTGCAGAGGGAAGAAGTCCACTAGAAATTCCTGCAACTGCAGTTACACCCTCAATATCAATATGAGTGGTTCCGACACTAACAACTCTAGCTACGATTGGATCCTCTGTAAGAAGTCCACCTGTAGTATTATCAGTATATTCAATTAAATCATTCTCTTTTATTAAGGTTCCTGGGAATGCAGGATTATTGCTTTTTACAGTGCTGACTCCTCCGACGAGAGGGCTTACTGTTGCAATTCCAACGGTAAACTTAGACGATTGAATTACGTCTGCACTGAATGTATTAATACCTACAGATGAATCAGTTCCATCATATCCAACCATCCCATAAACAGACTTTGCATCTGAAATATTATGTACAGTAACGGCAATAGCAATTCTTCCATTATCAATACCGTTAAAGATCAGTCCTTCATTTGGTATGAAAGATCCTTCAGATTCATATACTGTAAGTGCAGTTCCAGCACTAACTGCATGTCTTAAGAATCCTGTTGCTCCACTATTAGCACCCTTTACAAAGGTCGGAGTCGATAATGTGTGGGGTTGATTTATTGAGATTTCTACATTACTTTGAACATCATAAAGTGCAAGATTCCATTCGTTTAGATTTCCATCAGATGTGTTATATGAACCAGACTCTAATCTAAAATCATAAACTCTAGCAACTCCAACTTCATTGCCTGGAAGAGTTTCTTGACTAGATCCTACTCTTTGATCTCTAAGACTTACAAAATAAGTATTTCCTAATCCAACGGTTGGATTTCTATAAACTCTATTAAGTCTTAAAGTAGGACCAGTATTGTAAATTATGCTCTGGTCTTCAAGTGTTCTGGTTGATCTTGGTTTATCTGCGTCAAGATAAACAGCATTTAATGATTCAATTTCATATCCTTTTACATATGCTTTTCCTGGAGAGATTTTGTATAAAGCAAGATCATCGGAAACAGTTACTCCACCAGGAGAGAATTGTCCTGTATTAAAAATACCACCATTACCAACTCTATCATTTAATGAGTTTACAACAGTGACATCAAATGGTTTAACATAATAGTGACCAGATTCATCAAATGTTCTTCTAGCAAGGACATCTGTTAAGTCACTAAATCCTACACCACCACCTGCAACACTCTTTCTTTTGTTTATCTGAAGAACTCCGTTGATAACGGTAGCAAGTAAAATAAAATTATCATCATTAAAATCATCAAGTGCTTTTTTGAATAATCTTACACCAATCCTTAATCTATCTGCTCCAGGTGCAGCATAATTGTTAAATCCCTGAGAATTATCGTTTAACTCTTCATCAATATCTGAGGTAATAATATTTTCTTCAATTAAAAGACCAATTCTATAACTTGGAGTTGTAGAATATTGATCTAATACTAGACTTTCCTTGTTTACATTTATAAAGTTTCCTCTAATAAAATAAATTCCAGTATCAATTTGAAATACAGAACCAGTGGCAGCAGCTGCTGTTTCTAATGTTATTGCAAGAGGAGTTCCTGCAGGGATGATTGAATTTCCAAGTAATCCTGAAGATAGAGCTTCGTTGCAAATGATTGGCTCACCATCACTAAAAATTTGAGTAGAGTTATTAGTGGTGCTAGAGGTCAGATAGTTAATGTATAATGTTAAATTACCTCTTTCAGAGTCCTCTGGTAATAAAACACTATCTACTACTGCAGTTACTCCTGAATTTTGTCCGGTGAGTTTTGTTCCTACTAACTGATCAACATATGCCGCTACGGGAACACCTTGATAAGTATTCTCTAACTGAACACAATAATATATTTGGCTATATCCAGTATTTCCTGGAATTACTTTAGCACCTTCTTTGAAAAAGTGCTGTCCAAATCTTTCAATCTGATTTTGCAGTATCGATTGGAGAGTTGTTAACTCTCTAGCCTGCACAGGAAATCCTGGCTTGAATAATACCTTATGATAGTCGTTCGTTGCATCAAAATCGTCAAAATATGGTGCTACGTTGAGGTTAGTCTGTTGTGGCATAATTCTTTAGAACTGCAAAATAACTTTTATGTCTTCTTTTTGATTCGATGACCGTGTTATGGACGGTCTATTATCAACGTAAATGATACTGCCAGATTGCGCTTTAACTTCAGGGTTGGCAATACCACTAGCAAAAGTTTGACCAAGGTAATATGTACGATTATTTATTACGGTAGATATACCCGAAAAAACGGTATCAATTGATAGATCTTGACCAGTTGTTGGAGATATAACTAAAGATCCACCAGTTCCTGGAGAGGAAGAAAACTCAGTGAGATCAAATCCATAAGTAGGTTGAGTTTGTGCTGTTCCTACAGTGTTAAATCCAGCAAGTGATCTATCCTGCCAGAACTTCAAAACACCAGTAGTTTGATCGTAACTTACAACTCTTCCAACTGCTGTAGTGCCAGTTGATACAGTTTGAGTAAAGTAAGAATCTCCAGAGAAAGTTGCAGTGCTGTATCCAGTACCAACTAACTTTAAAGCACTGAGAGCACTTGCTTTATCTGCCGAGAGTAGAGTTGTTGAACCAAACTGCTGAGGATTTTCAACAACACCAACTCTTGCAATTTGATTTCCTGTTATAAAGTCTGGATTTGTGCTATCATTTTCAATTCTAGAATAGAGAAGAACATTAAATGCACCCAACTCTCTATAAATGTCTGCACCATGACCACCTTGAGGTGGAATGATAACATCAAAAGTTGGTCTTGTAGTTCCTGTTGGAACTCCACCAGCAATTAAATCTACATTTCCGTATGTATATCCAGATCCTTGGTTAGAAACAGTAACAGAACTTACTTGAGAATTTGCATCAACAACAATGGTGCATTGTGCTCCACTTCCATCACCTCGGATAGGGACTGAAGTATATACACTATTTGCTGTACCAAGTCCAACACCATTATTAGTGACGGTTACAATTTTAATTCCACCATCAACTGCATTATCTCTTATAGCAGCATTTTCTGTTCCAGTTAACCAATCAGTTGGAACTGGCATAAAATCAGTAGATTCAAATCTAACAACTTCACTTGGTTTAATTGTATAAAGATATTTCCAAATATATCCATCACCACTAGTTCCAGCAGATCTTGGTTCTAAGTCCGTGAAGATTGGTTCATCCAAAGATGGTCTACCTTCAGTATTATCTGGATTAGTGCCGTTCTGTAAGCAGATATAAACTCTGAAGTCACTATTCAATACAACATAGTTTGATGAATACAGATTAGTAGCACCAGAAACGGGTGCTGTCTTTGATCTGGAATAATCGTGCCTATACATGTCATATGTTGTTCCAGATTGCCAAGTTCTTTTTGGAACAACCTGTCTGGCATCAGCAGTGTTGATTTTCTTCAACGCTACCATCGTATTCCAATAATCATTCTCCTGATCAAAATTGTCTTTTGGAGCAGGTGGATCAGAATCCCAATCAGATTGATAATCTGCGGGATTAGTTAAACCAATGAAGGAATAATAAGAATTGCTGGCATTGGATACACCAGCAACAAAATTACCCGCATTTAATATTCTAATCTGATCAGTTATAATGGCAGCCATTTTGGACAGAGTTTTCCTTTATTTATTAGTGATTAAACGATATAATTTTTGAACTTCAAGAAGTTTGATCTAGTAATCAATGTTGATGTAGAAATTCCAGTTCCTTCAGAGATGCCAATACCACCTAAAGTATATGCATCGTATGAATTAGACTCTGCTCTAGCAGCGATGTCTATTCTTCCCCAACTAAATGATCCAAAATTATCAGAAGTAGTTATACCAGAGAAACCATAGTCAAATTCATCAACTTTAACAAATACTCTACGAACATGTGTAGATATTCCAGATACACTTGTAGAAATAGACACTGCACTGGCAACTTGATAAACATTATCTGCAAATGAGGTTCCTACTCCAACAGTATTTCCTGCAGAGTCGAGGGATGTTACAGAAGTTGATCCAAGTCCCACATTAGAGTTTCTAATAATAAAGTAATCATTAGCACTAATAGAACTTATAGTTAATGCTGTTCCTGCAATAGAAGAATCTCTAAGGAAGGAATCATATGGAATATGAATGTCAAATATGAGTTGAGTTGTTCCAACACCAACAGCAGTTGTTCCAAATCCAACAATAATTCCATTATCACCAGTGTAAGAATCTACACTTACTTCTTCTTCTGAATAAGTTGGTGGAGAAATAAGAACCGTAGGTGGATTTGTATAGGTATATCCAACACCTGGACTTGTGATAGCAACTCCCGTGACCGTTCCTCCAGCACTAATTGTAAC